AGACGGTTTGTCAGTCGATCCATTAGACTTTGCTAGTGCAGAAGGCTCACCTGACGGTTTAGTAGCCGTAATCGTTAATAACCGCGAGGCGTGGTTATTCGGTACTAACTCGATTGAGGTTTGGTACGACGCTGGTACGCCTGACTTTCCGCTTGCCCGTATCCAAGGCGCAAGTAATGAGATTGGTTGCGTTGCACCATTCTCCGTTGCCAAACTTGACAACTCGGTGTTTTGGCTAGGGCAAGACGCTCGAGGTCGTGGCATCGTTTACCGCAATAACGGCTATACGGGCGTACGCGCGTCCAACCATTCAATCGAGTGGCAGATCCAGCAATATGGCGATATTAGCAACGCTATTGCTTACACCTATCAGCAAGACGGGCATAGCTTTTACGTATTGACATTCCCCACCGTACAAAAGACGTGGGTGTATGATGTTGTGACCCAATCGTGGCATGAACGGGCTGGCTGGTCTAATGGTGAATTTATACGTTATCGCCCCAACTGCCAAGTAGCGTTTAACAGTGAAATTTTTTTAGGTGACTACGAAAACGGCAACTTGTACGTTTACGATTTAGAAGTCTATGCCGATAACGGGCAAATTCAAAAATGGCTGCGTTCATGGCGCCCAATCCCAAGCGGTCAGAATAATCTGCGCCGTACCGCCCAGCACAGCCTACAACTTGATTGCGAAACGGGCGTAGGTATCAACTTAGGCATAACCGAAACAGACCCTACAGCAGCGTATTTTGTTGCGTCTACCCCTGTAATTGGAGTTCAAAGCCCCATCATTACAGGTTCAGGCGAATACCTAATATTTAATATGGCTAATATCCCTGCGCCCCTAAGCACTCAAGGCGACAACCCTGAGTGTATGTTGCGCTGGTCAGATGACGGCGGTCATACCTGGTCAAACGAACACTGGGCGCCTATGGGCAGCATTGGTCAGTTTGGACGCCGTGTCTTTTGGCGTCGGCTTGGCATGACCATGAAGTTGCGTGACCGGGTGTACGAGGTGTCGGGTACTGATCCAGTCAAGATCGCCATTGTAGGCGCTGAACTGCTATTGAGTCCGACCCGTGCCTAGTCCGCTTAACATCACCAACATACCAGCGCCGCGTACGCCGCTGACCGACCCAGTTACAGGGCTATTGTCCCGTGAGTGGTATCGGTTCTTTTTAAATTTGTTTGATTTAACAGGTGGGGGTACTAATCCAACTACCCTTGAAGATTTGCAGATTGGGCCACCGAACAACGACCAGTTTGTGTTGGATCTGCAAAACGTTACCGAAGTGCAGACCAATGACAGCCCGTTGGTGTCACAAATTGCTGAATTAGCCAAACAAGTTCAGACCGCTGAACTTAGCGCCGAAGCTGCCGTAAATGCGTTGCAGGCTCAGATTATGAACCTGTCAACGGATGTGCAAGCTTTAGCGGTTGCGCCCCCAACAACACCTCAATTAAAACGCGCTCGGTACGGATCGTTTTATGACACCACTACGCAAACTGCCACGACCATCAATACGGCTAAAGCCATTACGTTTAACACCACCGATTTGAGTAACGGCGTGTACCTTGGCTCGCCAACGTCACGGGTATACGTGGATACGGAAGGTATCTATAACTATCAACTGTCTATTCAGTTAGATAAAACTAGCGGTGGTAATGAAGATTTTTATATTTGGTTCAGACTTAACGGCGTAGATGTCGCTAACAGCGCTAGTTACATACAAATTCAAGGCAACAACGCTGAAATTTTTTCTGCTTTAAATTACTTTTTTGACTTAAAATCAGGCGATTACGTAGAGATAATGTTTTCGGTTTCGGATCTTAGCGTTGAACTTGGGGCTTTTGCCGCTGCTCCGCCTGTCCCAGCCATACCATCTATTATCCTTACCGTTGCAAACAATATCGAAGGAGCATCAATATGACCGTCACCGTAAAAGTACTAATCCCCGCCAAAATTGCTGAGGGAACGCAAGTTACCCAGTACACCGCCAATGGCGTAACAACCATCATTGACAAGTTTACGGCGACCAACTACGACACCACCGCCCGTACCATTAGCGTCAACTTGGTTACGCTGGCTGGCACCGCAGGCAATGACAACTTGATTGTTAAGACCAAATCCCTACAGCCAAGCGAAACGTACACGTTTCCTGAGATTGTAGGCGCAGCACTAGCAGCAGGTGGGTTTATATCCACCATTGCTAGTACGGGTACGTCCATTACGATTCGGTCAAACGGGCGTGAGATTACAAGCTGATTAATTGTTATTATGACGTAACATGGATACAATATCCCAAACGCCCGTTCAAACAATCCCCGACGATGTTTGGAAGATTATTTGCGATACTGTTTACAAGTACGATTATTTGAAAATGGATGACCGAGCTAAACGGCTAGTAGAGAAGAATACGCAGATTACGTCTTTTGAAGGCGGCGCTTTTATAGCGGTAGGCAATAGATTTGATTTATACGTCATTCCTGAACGGCAAGGGAAGTGGAATATCAGGCGTGAAGTAAACAAATACCTTGCTGAAATGGCTCAAAAATATGATGTTGCAGTAGTAAAGATTAATAAGCGTAATGACCGTTCTTTGCGATTAGCCAAATTTTTTGGATTTGAAAAAGTTGGACATGAAAAGAATAGAACAGTTTTGGAGAAAAAGCTATGGGTGATATAGTCAATTCAGTTGCAGACGTCTTTGGGTTTGGCCCTGCAAGTAAACAAGCCGAAGGTGTTAAAAGCGCCGCTGAAACTGGCGCTGGGGCGGCTCGATATGCCGCTGACATTCAACGGCAGATGTTTGATAAACAGATTGAACTGCAAGAGCCGTTTAGACAAGCAGGCCTATCAGGGCAAAATAGACTATTAGAACTGTTAGGAATTGGTGGTACTAAAGGCGCGCAAGGCTATGGGCGTTACGCAACGGCTGAGTTTACGCCAGGTATGTTTCAAGCTAATCAAGACCCAGGCTACGCCTTCCGTATGGCTGAAGGCATGAAAGCGCTAGAGCGTTCGGCTGCGGCTAGAGGCGGTCTATTGTCAGGCGCAACTTTAAAAGGTACGCAGCGTTACGGGCAAGACCTAGCATCGCAAGAATATCAAAATGCGTTTAATCGTTATCAAACCCAACGTGCCAACACATTAAATCCGTATGCTAGTTTAGCTGGTGTTGCGCAAACTAGCGCTAATGCGTTAGGACAAGCAGCAGGTCAATATGGTGCTAATGCCGGCAATATTGCTATGGCAGGCGGCGCTAATGCCGCTAATGCTCAGTTAGCGCTTGGTAACATTCGAGGTCAACAGTTTAGCAACGCCGCCAATGCGTTAGGTCAAGGGTACGATTTTTATAAACGTGGCGGTTTTAATAACCTTTTTGGTAGTGGCGGTGGTGGCGTAATGAGTACTGGCACTGGCGAAGATTTTAATATGATGGGTGGCGACAGCAGTGGCTACTCTAATTTATTTTAAAGCAAGGTCAAGGAATAATTATGGCTAGTCAAATTAATTATGGGCTTGTAAATCCCAATGTTCTTGATTATGCAGGCCAAGAACAAAAAGCGTTAAACGTCCAAAAAACTAAAATGGACGTAGAGCGTTTACAAAATGAACGCAAAATCATGCTTGATTTTCAAAAGCAATTAGCGGATAACGGTAAAAATACCGATTTAAATTTTGTTTTTGACACCATGATTAAGACGGGCAACCCTGACTATGTAGCTAAAGGTTTAGAAGGCAAGTCAAAGTTACAAGAGCAACGAGAGTTTGCAAGAGTTATGGGTTACGAAATGACGCCCCCAGCAGCGCCTTCAGGCGGTGCGCCTATTAGCGCTAGACCGCCTGTAACACCTATGGGTGCGCCTGTTGCGCCTACTAACGTGTTAGCGTCAACGGCTAGTGCGCCAAGTGCGCCTACAATGCCTGTTAATGCGTTAGCCCCTCAGCCTGTATTAGATGAAGCTAATAAATTAAAACAACAGATTAATGGCCTTTTAGCTATTGGCAATCCTCAAGCTATTCAAGCTGCGCAAGTACTTCAATCTCGTTTATCGGCTATGCAAAAACCACAACTAATGACAGTAGGCAAAGAAGGCGCTGTTTTTGACCCCGCTACTAAACAATTTTATACCCCGCCGCGCCCTGCTGGTGTTGGTGGAATTGAGCCACCTAAACTTAAACAAGGGGAGCGTTGGAACGCACAAAAAGAACGCGTTGAAGCTGTGCCAGGCAGTGATATTTATACAAAACAACGGTCAGCGTTTACGCAAGACTACAAAACGGCAACATCAGTTACAGATAAAATGGATGAAGGTATTAAAAAAATTGACCAAATTCTTGATCCTAAAAATGCGGGTGGTTTTGAAGGCAACTTTGGTGGGTATAATGCTTTAGCTACACGACTGTTGCCAGGCGAAAATACCGATTTACGTAAAAAAATTGATTCATTTAAAAGCACTCTTAAATCTGCTGGTCTTGAGCTTATTCGTGCTGGTGGCGCCATCGGTCAAATGACCGTTCAAGAGTGGCCGATTGTTGAACAAATGATTGACGCAATTACTCCTGAACTAAGCGAAACGGAAGCAAAAAGATCGTTTAATGAAATTCGTAATCGATTTGAACGAATTACAAACCGCGCAAAAGACGTATATGAAACTGAATATGCCGACTCTCAATTTTATAAACCAATTAAAAGCATGATAAATAAAGACGAGAATGCTAAAACTAATTTATCGGCTCAAGATCAACAAGCGCTTAATTGGGCTAATTCTAACCCCAACGATGCTCGTGCAACGCAAATTAAACAGCGGTTAGGAGTTAAATAATAATGGCTGTTTTTGACCCAGATGCTTATTTAGCTTCACCAACACCTGCGCGGGTTGAGCCTGCGTTTGATCCCGATGCGTATTTAAGCAGTCGTCAAAATGTCGGCGCTGAAATACCTAAATGGGCTAAAGAAAATCCACGTTTATATCAAGCTGCTGTTAAAGCACGTCAATTAGCTGGCCCTACCGTTGAAATGTTAGGTACTGCTGGCGGTGGTTTTTTAGGCGCACCATTAGGCCCTGCGGGTATGGTTGGTGGCGCTGGATTGGGATATGGTATATCTCGTGAAGCGCTTGAACAAGCCGATGTTGCATTAGGTTTAAAAGCCCCTAGAACCGTTAATGAATTAATTACAGAGCCAGCACGTAATGTATTGACAGGCGCTACTTTTGAAGCAGGCGGGCGTGTTGCTGGGCCAATTATTGAAAAAAGTTTAGGCGCATTAGGGCGGGGCGCAACGCAAGTTGCGGGGATTGTACAAGATGTTCGCCAATTACCTAAACAATTAGCTGCAAAAATTGCTAAAGAAACTTTTGAAACCCCTGCTAACCTACAAGCGGGGCGTAACGCACTACGCCAAGCAGTAATAGAAGGACTTGATGTAACCCCAGCGCAAGCAATAGCTCAAGGTAAAGTTATTTCTCCTACAACACAAGCAATGTTAGAAGATGTTACTACCCGTATTGCACCAATGGCTAAAGTATCTAAAACTACGGCGCAAGAGTTAGGGCGTCAAAGCACAATAAAAGCTATTACGCCAGATATTGAACAAGCCGTTACGTTACGCGCTACTACGGCTGATCCATTGTACAAAGCAGCGGATACTGCAATTGCTACAGTAGATGACTCTCTTAAATCCATTTTTGACCGTATGCCAAAAGGCACTTTGGATAGCGCAAGAGAGATCGCCAAAATTGAAGGTAAACCCTTTGAGTTAGCCAAAGTAAAAGGTAAGCCTGTTGCGGTAAATGTAGGTGACACCCTTACGGGTCAGCAAATGCACTACATTAAACGCGCATTAGCGGATAAAGCCTATGGCCCTGAAGCCGCTACAGGTTTAGGGCAAGATGCGCAACGTGCAGTAAAAACACTTTTAGATGACTATTTAGGTGCTTTTGAAACCAAAATTCCTGAATATGGGCAAGCTCGTCAAATTTATTCTGATTTATCAGCGCCAATTAATCAGGCGCAAGTGCTTAAAGAAATGGTATCTATACTAGAAAAACCAGGCGGCGGCGAACGTATTACGCCTTTTTTAAATACGTTAGCACGAGGTGAAGAAGCTATGCTTAAACGTGCTGGCGGTCGAGGCGCTGCTAGGTACAATGCTATTGAAGAAGTGCTTACTCCTGAACAAATTAGTGTTGTACGTAATATAGCTAAAGAGTTAGAAGCCAACACCGCTGTAAAACAACAAATTAGCGCAGGTCAACAACGTTTTTCAGATTTAATGAAAGATTATTTGCCTAGCTTTAGATTACCTAATGTTTTTAATATTCTTGCCACAACTGCTAATAGGGTATTAGATATAGTAGGTGTTAAAGCAGGCAAAAAAACAATGGCACAGTTAGAAAAAGCCGCTACTTCTGCACAATCATTTGATGATTTACTATCAACACTACCAGCTACAGAACGTAACCGCGTGTTAAAAATAATTCGTGACCCTGATACTTGGAAAGGTATTGTAGATATTCCAAGTAAAATTGCACCAACACAGCTTAGAGGCCCAGGTGCTATTGGCACTGTAGAGGTATTTAATGTACCACCAATGCCAGCTAACGCCTTAGCTCCCGAACAACAGAACCAAAATGCGCTTGCGAGATAATTATGGAACAGGATATTTTCAATTGGGCGGTAGCCCTAGCTGGAGCGTTGGGTGGCTGGGTATTGAAGGTAATCTGGGATATGTTGCGCGAGATGCGAGTTGAAATGCAAGGCCGTGACACCCGTATTCAGGATGATCTACGAAAGTTAGATACCAAGATGCACGACGATTTTGTACGCCGTGATGATTTTAAAGATGCCGTTAAAGAAATCAAAGACGACATGAGGGCGGGGTTTGCTTCGGTTGACAACACCCTACGCTTAATTTTTAAAAAATTAGATAATAAGGAGTAATCATGGAAATGATAAAACACATTCTAAAGTCCAAAACTATGTTGTTTGCGTTAGCCTTAGCCATTTTTGGCGTGTTAGAGATGAACCTTAAAGTGTTTGCCCCGCACCTTTCGCCAGCGTTCTTTGGCTGGTTTAGCATTTTGATTAGCGTTATTGTGGCTGTTTTGCGAGTCTTTACGACCTTGCCTCTTGATAAAAAATGATCTTTAACCCGTATGTCATACTGGGCGCTGCTGGGGTTGTTCTTGCTGCTTTTCTTAGTGGTACTTATACTGGCTACCAGTATGAGCATCGCAAATTCGAGGCATACAAACAGCAAGTTGCCGTTATTGCGGCGCAAAAAGAAGCGGAAAATATTAGCGTTAAGAAGCAACAAGACTTAATTAGCAAGGGGATTACTAATGAATACGAAGCTAAATTGGCTGCTATTCGCAACTATTACGCTGACCGGGTGCGCAACCCCAACGCCAGTGGCAGTTCCTTGTCCCCCATTCCCCCAACCCCCATCGGTATTGATGGAAAAGCCACCAACCTTGAATTTGCTTGTTCCTATACAACGCAACAATTAGTCAGTTTGCAAGATTGGATTAGAGGACAGGTAGCCGTTAAATGATGGAAAGTCAGTTGTTGGCGTTAGGCATTGACGGCAAATGGAAAGAGCCGTTAGAAGAAACGTTTGCTAAATACGAGATCAACACCAATGATCGCCAGGCGTGTTTTCTTGGTCAATGTATGCACGAATCAGGCGGGTTTAAGTTCTTGCGTGAGAACCTTAACTACAGCGCCAAAGCGTTAATGGCCACATGGCCGTCCCGCTTTCCTGACTTAGACACCGCTACGGCGTATGAGCGCCAGCCTGAAAAGATTGCCAATAAGGTTTATGGCGGTCGAATGGGCAATACCGAAGATGGCGATGGAGCCAAGTACATTGGCAGAGGGCTAATCCAAACTACCGGCAAAGAGAACTATACGCACTGTGGTGAGGCGTTAGGCATCGACTTGGTATCTGCACCCCAACTTTTAGAAGAACCGCGCTATGCCGCGTTATCGGCGGGTTGGTTTTGGAATAAGCGGGGTTTGAACGCTTTAGCCGATCAAAACGACATTGACACCATGACGCGGCGCATCAATGGCGGCAATATCGGTTTAGCTGATCGTAAAGCTAAGATTGATAAGGTGCGGTCTATTCTTGGTTAATCATAAAAACAATAACCGCAATAAACCCTAGAATTATGATCGCATCAAAGAGTAGCGCTTCGTCGTTGCTCATCGGATTCTAGCTACCTTGGCTTTACGAAGAACCATCTCGTATTCTTCTTTAGCCTTATCGTCTAATTTGCGTAAGGGTAATTCCTGATAATACTTCCATTTCTGTTGATACTCGACTAGCTCAGAAGGGGGTGTCCAGCCGTGCTGGGTTCTCCAACGCTCGGCAATGTCGGTGCCAGAAGGTGTCCAAATATGTGGGTTTTTCATGCTTATCTCCCAAAAATTGCGTCAAACTGTGGGGTCAGGGACGGCGATTGAAACATCGGTACGGGAATGACCGATGGTACGTTGTTGCTAAATGTTTGCCCTTGATACTGACCCGTTGCGCCATATAGCGAGGTCGTATTACCGCTTTGAAACGCCTGCCCTTGATACTGACCTGTTGCGCCATAAAACGAGGTAACATTGCCACTTTGGAAGGTTTGCCCCAAGTATTGTCCGTTGGGGCCATAGATCGAGGTTGATTGTGCTGCGACGTTAACGCTAATTAGTGCTGTTGCTATTACTAGACTGAACTTCATTATACTTTCTCCTTTTGTTTAAATCGCGATACGCTTCTAGTGCTGCCTTTAAATCAGCTTGCAAGTGCAATATTTCCTGATAACTAGCGTTTGCAAACTGCTCTAAATTTTCACGGCTCCATGTCTTAAAGTCTGGTGTCATGGTTGCGTGGCTTCTTTCATCAGTTCAATGCGCTCTCTGGCGCACCGCAACATGGTGTAGCGCTGGTGTAGGCGTTGTAATACGGACGACCTACGGCTATGAGTCCTTTCTTCGTTTAGCATAGCCAAGACTTCTTGTTCCGTCAACTGACTCAAAATGTCGTTAAGTTTTCGCCAAGTTACTTTTTGCATAGTGTTCAACTTTCTTTTGTAATTCAATAACTTCCTTGGCAGTACGGGCTAACGCTCGTTGTGCCTGGTTGTATTCACGCAACCGGATTGTTTCTTCGGCCTGCGCAGCCTTTAGTTTTGCTTTGTAATACAGTAAGCGATCCATCAACATCTCCCGTCCATATCAAATTCTTCTTTGCCGTTAAGCCGGTCAATCTCGGCTACCAGACGGCGGATAACATCGGCGATATTGGTGTTTGGTGCATACTCGTCAATATCGTCGGCTAGTGTTAGGGCTTCCTCTCGCAAGGTCATTTGACAATCTCCTCAAAGTTGTAAAACCACTCGTCCTTAGCGCTCCACTTAGCGTGGTTTTCTACGCTATAGACTTCAGTAGGTATTTTAAAATCAGGCTTTTTCAGCACCGCAGGCACTAACGATACGTCATACCATAGGCATCTGTTGTTGGGTTGGCAAGCAAACTGCCCGTTATCTAAACGAATAAAGTTGTACGATTTATGCTCCTCGACCCCTTCGCTAAAGCTGGTGTCCAAGCGGTTAGTGTCAGGGCTGGCAAAGTCAATGGTGAACAGGTAATTGCCAAAGTGAAACTGTTTGTCCTTGCCAAAGAACTTAACCTTCAAGCCCCGTAAGTTTGACTTTTCAATCACCGCCATATCGTAAGACAGACAGTCCCATATTTGTAGGTAGTCTATGGGTAGCGGGGCTTCTACAGGCTTCCATACATACGCACTAATAGGCAGCTTGTCGTACAGGGCGCCGTAATTGGTCAACATCGACTCAATACGAAACGCCTGCCCTTTGATGGCCTTGGCAGTCATCCACACACATGGCTCTAGTTCGCCATGCCCTGACTCTTGGTTATAGAGAAACTCCTTGCGAACAAAACACTTAACGGGCGGGATGTTAGCTACTAAAAAACTCATTTCAACTCCTCCAATGCAATATCTGAAATAGCGCGTTTGTCATGTAGCGCTGCCCAAATCCGTTCGTCCACGGACTTATTGGTTAACAAGATGTAACACCATACATCCTCGGTTTGACCAGAGCGATGCAAGCGCCCAACAGTCTGCTCAAAGAGTTCTAGGCTCCACGGCAAGGATACAAACACAATCTTGCTACCGCCATGCTGTAGGTTCAAGCCATGCCCTGCCGATTTGGGGTGAATTAATAACAATTCGATCTTGCCGTCATTCCAACGCTCAATAGCCTTGGGGTCGTTGATCGTCTGGGCGTGTGGGTAACGGCGCTTG